AATAAACGGAAAGGTAATGTATTGTATAGAAGATATAAATACAATCAAAGAAATAGAAAGTTCAGAACTTAATAACATAAATAAAAAAGAACTTATTAGTAAAATAATATTAATAGAAGAATCGGTTAAAGAATTAGAAGAATATTTAACAAAATTAAAAGAAAAAACAGGAGAAAATATAAATGAAAAACATAATATTATATCATAATAATTTATTAAAATTTGGTGGAGTAGATACATTTGTATATAACTTTACTAAAAAATTAAAAAAATATTACAATATAACATTTTTATATAGTATAGCTGATGAAGAAAATCTAAAAAATGTAGAAAAATATGACTCTAATAAGAAATATATTTGTGATATTTGTGTTTGTGCATCTGCATGGGGAGAATATCCAGAAAGTGTAGTAGCCAAAAGTGGAAGATATATTCAAATGGTACATGCAGATTATGTAAGAGCTAAAGAAGTTAATTTTACTTATAATAAATGGCATAAAACTACAGAACATGTTGGAGTATCAGAGCATGTTTGTAAAATTTTTAAAAAATTATATCCAAAAGAAAAAATAACAAGAATATATAATATTTTAGATGAAATACAAGAAACAAAACCAATATTAAAATTAATTAGCGCAACAAGAGTCAGCAAAGAAAAAGGCTATGAAAGAATGCTTAAATTAGCACAAGAATTAAAAAAAAGCAGGAATAAAGTTCAGATGGACAATATTTACAGATCTAGAGTTATATAATAAAAAGCCCTTTAATTTAGAAGAAATTGTATACATGAAACCATCTCATAATTTTTTTGATTATATAGTAGAGGCTGATTATGGAGTTCAACTTTCAGATACAGAAGGATATAGCTACTTTATTAATGAGTGTTTAGAATATGGAACTCCAGTATTATGTACGAACTTTCCTAGTGCATATGAAAGTATTGAAGATGAAAAGAATGGATATATATTAGATATGCAATTAAGCAATTTAAATATTAATAAAATAGTTAATAACATTCCAAACAATTTTAACTACAAAGAAAAATGTACAGAGAAGGATTGGATAAATTTTTTAAATAAAAAGATAGAAAGGAAAAAGAAAGATATGTTTAAAGTAATAGCAAAACAAAACTATAATGATAAAATGCCAGAGCTAATTGAAGGAATTATAGATAAAGAAATACAATACAATGCGAATGGAAGTGCAGCAATTAGCGAAGGAGATATTTATATTATAAATGATGCTGATAGAGCAAAACAAATAGAGGAATCTGGTTTAGCAGTAGTAATGGAAATAATAGAAAAGAAAGAAGAAACAAAAGAAAAAGTAGATAATATTAAAGAAATAGAAGAGGTTAAAGAAGAAAAGAAGAAAACAAAAGGAAGAACTAGAAAGAAGATAGAAAAATAAGATGTTATTAAAGTTATGTGCAAGATGCCAAAAGGTAATACAAGCTCCTAATAGATATTGCAGCAATTGTCAAAAGATTGTAGATAAAGAAATAGAAATTAACAAACAAAGAAATATGAGTAGATATAACAAGAACAGAGATAATAAATATAAAACTTTTTACAATAGTAAAGATTGGAAGCTACTTAAGGAAGCATATAAGATTAAACATCCATATTGTGAGATGTGTCAAGAAGAGGCAAAGAAAGAAGGCAAACATACAATACAATTAACAGAAGAGATACATCACAAAGAACCTATACAAACACCAACAGGTTGGCTACGAAGACTAGAGTGGAGTAACTTAATAGCATTATGTCATAAACATCATAATATACAACACAATAGATTTAAGAAGAGGAAAAAGACGTGAAGATATTTAGTGCAATTGTAATTTCAAATGAATATAAAGATAGAATAGATATTCTGTACGAATGCGACAGCAAAAGAAACATACAATGTAAAGGACATAATAGCTGTAAAGAATGTCGCTATACACATGAATTAAAATATGCAAAAGATATATCTCAAGGAAAAACAAGAATAGAATTAGAAGAAGAAATAAAAAGAAAAGATGAAGAGATAGAAGAATACAAGAACACAATTAGAAGAATGATAAACAAAGAAAATATATTTAATTTTAAAACAATGAATGAAATAAGAAAAATATATAATTTAGAACCAATAGATTGAACAATATTAAAGTAAAAGAAAAAATAGAAAGGGTTAGGGGTACATAAAAAAGTTTTAAAGGTTTAAACCTAGAACGGTGCGTCCCTCCTCTTCATACAAAAAACTCCCTAAATTCGATTTTAAGACAGCAAAAATGAAAAGAGGTGTAACTTTATGGCTGGGAGACCAAAAGAACCTATAAATCTAATTCTGGCTAAAGGAAAGAAGCATTTAAGTAAAGCAGAAATTAAAGAAAGAATGGAATCAGAAATAACAACAGACTATATAGATGTAAAACCACCAGAATATCTAAATGAGAAAGAAAAGAAAGAATTTAATAGAATATCTAAAATCTTATTAGATATTGGAATAATAACTGAGCTAGATGAAGATTGTCTAGCTCATTATTTAATTTCAAATACAAGTTACATTAAATATACTAAGAAAATAAGAGATTTAGAAGATGAGTATGCGAAAGCAAAAAGAAAAGACAAAAAGAACCAAATATTGTCTGATATAGATTTATATTTGCAATATCAAGCAAGAGCATTAAAACAATGTAGAGCTTGTGCAAACGATATGGGATTGTCAATATCTTCAAGAGCAAAGTTAGTTATGCCAAAGCCAAAAGAAACACCAAAAGAAAATAAATTTAATAAATTCAAGGTATTGGAATGATTGACAGAGTAACAGAATATGCAAAGAAAACAATAGATGAAAACAAAATGGGAGAATTGCATATTCTAGCATGCAAAAGACATCTTGAAGATTTGAAAAGGCAAGGAACAAAAGATTTTCCATATATTTGGAAACCAGAATATTCTGAGAGAATAATAGAATATGCAGAAACACTAACAATTGGAGAAGGTTTTGAAAAAAGACCAGTTAAACTTGTTGGAGGTCAGATTTTTGATTTTGGTTGTCCATTCGGATGGTTAAAGTTGAATGGTAAAAGAAGATTTAGACGTTCATATAAAAGTATGGCTAGACAAAATGGAAAATCATTTGAAAATGGTATTAAAGGAACATACATAGCAGGTTTTAGCGGTTATAATTATGGGAAATTGTTCACAGTTGCTACAAAGAAAAGACAAGCAAGAATTGCATGGGAAGAAATGAAAAAGTTTATTGAAGCAGATAAAGACTTACAAGAACTTTTTGAAATTAAAGATTACAAATCTTTAATAATTTCGAATGATACAAAGTGTACAATTGAAGCTTTATCAAGAGAAGGTGGATTAGATGAGGGATTTAGAGCAATATTTGCTTCTATAGATGAATACCACCAACATCCAGACGCAAAAACATATAAGGCTATATACAATGGTACAAGAGCATTAGAAGAAACATTAATAAGTATTATTACAACAAGAGGAGACAAACTAAATAGTGCTTGTTTTGAAATGGATCAATACTGTATAAATATATTAAAAGGAATTGTTACAGCAAATGATTTTTTTGTTGATATATATGCATTAGATGAAAAAGATGATATATTTGATCCTAAAAATTTGATAAAAGCAAATCCATTTTTAGCTTCAACACCACAAGGGCTAGAAAACCTAATTACAGATATGCAAACTGCTAGAGACATGGGAGGTAGTGAATTAAGAGATTTTATGACGAAGTCCCTTAATTTATGGGTTCAAAATACAGAAGATAGATTCATAAGTCCTCAAAAATGGAAAAAATGTGAATCTGAATTAGAGCTAAAAGATTTTGTTGGTAAAAAATGCTATGTAGGTCTAGATTTGTCTAGTGGTGGTGATTTAACAACAATAGCTATTGAAATCCCATTAGAAGCTGAAGAGTTCTTTATTTCAACACACTCTTTTATGCCAAGAGGACGAATGGAAGAACATGTAAATACTGATATAGCACCGTATGATTTATGGGAAAGAGAAGGTTTAATAACAGTAACTGGTGGACTAGCAACATTTAAGAATGATTACAAATTTATTGTTAAGTATTTAAAAGATATTATTGAAAAATATGATTTTGAGATACAAGCAATAGGATACGATCCACATAATGCAGATGGATTTTTATCCGACTTAGAAGAATTTGGAGTTCCTCTTTTAGAGATAAAACAATCAGCAAGATTTTTACATGATGGAACTGAAGATATGCAATTGAATATTGAATCCAGAAAAATAAAATATAACAAAAAAGAAGAATTACTAGGATATAGTGTTTCTAATGCAAAAATAGTAAAAAATAGTTTTGGTGAAAAGAAAATAGATAAGGAAAAGAAAGAAATACATAAAAGAATAGATCCAGTCGATGCAATGATAGATGCTCATATTACACAAATGAAATTTAAAGAAGAAGAGACAATAGATTATAACAAAGAAATGGAAGATTACCTAAATAGTATGGGCTGGAATTAGGAGGAAAAGTGAAAATAAAATTTAAAGATAGAATAAAAAAGTCAACGGTGAACTTAAATGCAC